AAAACCTTTATAGAAGGAATAGAAAAAGGTTTAGATAACAAACGTAGAATCCATCCACACTATATGCAATGTGTTACTTCTACAGGAAGATTATCTTCTAGGAATCCTAACTTCCAGAACATGCCTAGAGGTGGTACATTTCCTGTACGGAAAGTAGTTATTAGTAGATGGGAGGGTGGACATATACTTGAAGGAGATTATTCCCAGCTAGAGTTTAGGGTTGCCGGCTTTTTAGCAAAGGATAATAAAGTGTACGAAGATGTTAGAAATAATGTTGATGTACACTCGTTTACAGCATCTGTGCTGGGTGTGTCTAGACAGGATGCAAAGGCTGATACGTTCAAGCCTTTGTATGGTGGTCTATTAGGTACACAAAAACAGATGGAGTATTATCGAGCATTTAAAAGCAAGTACAGCAAAATTACTCAGTGGCATGAAGATTTACAAAATGATGCTATCACGAATAAAAGAGTTGTACTGCCTTCTGGCCGATACTATAACTTTAATAATGTATATAGAATGAGGTACGGTGGAGTTTCAAACTCTACAGCAATAAAAAATTATCCTGTTCAAGGGTTTGCTACAGCCGACCTCCTGCCTATTGCACTAATTAAATTAAAAAAGTTGTTGACAGATAGGCAAATGTTGAGTATAATATGTAATACGGTTCACGATTCCATTGTGATGGATGTGCATCCTGACGAACAAGAATCTGCTGTACAGACAATGAAAGAAGCTATGTTGTCTTTACCAGAAGAATGTAAATCAAGGTACAACATTGATTATGATATGCCGATAGGAATCGAGATTAAAATAGGTAACAATTGGTTAGACATGAAGGAGATATATAAATCATGACAGAAACCACAATGAATACTTCTCTACCTGCAGACATGTCAAATGTCTCTACAGAGGAGATGATGAAACTAACTGGCCAACTTGACATGGCTACTACCAAATCTTCTATGGGTAGATTGGCAATCAATCATGCTACAGAAGATTATGATGGTAATAGTTTACCAAGAGGTTGGTTTAGTTTGAATACTCCACCAGAGGAGCCTGTATATGGTGAGAAAGCTACCATGCGTGTTTTCATGCGTACTTATTCCTACTTTGTTTGGAATAATGAAGCTGGTGCTTTTTCCTGCCAAACTGTACAGGCACCTTCTTTCAGCAGTGACTTTTATGATACTGAAGGAGGCCTCAAGTGTGGCAAGCTAGACTACAATACCGTAGAAGCACTACCAAAAGATAGTCCAGAATGGATTGTACAAAAAAGTATTAAGTGCAGTCAGAATCTTTATGGCCTTATATCTTTTGAGAATGCTGTAGATAAGAAAGGCAGTAAAACTACTGTAAAGAATGTTCCTTGCATATGGTATGCAAAAGGAGCTAACTTCACACCTGTGGGTGACTGCTTGAAGAGCCTCAGTAGACAGAAGCAACCTATGTGGCTGATGAATATTGGGCTGTCTTCAGTACGGAAGAAAAAAGGTGGTAACATCTACTTCCATGCAGAGCTAACACCTCAGAAGGCAGTATCATGGGCTGAAGAAGACGATGCACTTATGAGACAATTCATGGAGTTTGTTAAAGGGCATAATAATAATGTTATGAAATCATATCATTCTGCTCATGATAAAGACTCTATTGAATATGACTCAGTTGTAAATGAATAACTTTATATTACATAGAGTGCAAGGATTTCTAGATCGTGTTTCTAAGGAGGGACATGATCTAGATCCTAAACTTGTGGAAGAGTTTAAAGAGGCTTGTGCTAAATCTATAACACGTCAGTTTTCCAATAAGAAAGAGAACTGGAGGCCTCGTATGTCTTCTCTAGGTAGACCTCTATGTCAACAGAAAATGGAAAGAGATGGAGTAGAAAAGAACTTTGAATACAATGCTTTACTTCGTTTTATATTCGGTGATCTTGTCGAAGCACTTACCATATTGGTAATGAAATCGTCAAGTGTGAATGTAGAAGAAGAACAGGAAGCTGTAAAATTAAAGTTAGGTAAGAACTCTGTTTCCGGTACGTTGGATGTTGAAATAGATGGAAAGGTATGGGATATTAAATCTGCCAGTCCTTATGCTTTTGAACATAAGTTTGGAGAGATGGGAGGATATAAGAAAATAAAAGAAGATGATGTGTTTGGTTATATTGTACAAGGATACTTATACAGCAAGGCAAAGGATAAAGATTTTGGTGGGTGGATTGTTGTCAACAAAGCCAGTGGTGAGTGGACAGTATGTGAAGCACCAGAGATGCAAGAAGCAGATAAGAAGGAAGCCCTTGCTTTAGCAGAGAAAAATTTAAAAGCTTTAGTAGAGGGGGAAAAATTTAAAAGATGTTTTACAGACACAGAAGAAACATACAAAGATAAAGATAAAAATATTAAGAAAACAGGCAACAGGTTGCTGTCCAGCATTTGTGGATTCTGTGACTTTAAGAGGACATGTTGGCCTGATGCTATTATGCACAGGAAGGTAGGATCAACAGCACGTTTTCCAAAATCTGTTTGGTACAGTAAACTTAAAAAACGGGAGGTATAATGCCAATTTATTTTCAGACTGACGTTGTCTTTTCAGACATTTATATGAATGATAACGTGTGGTTTGCTTACCCAGATTCTGAAGATAAAAAAGGAGGAGCAGATATTATAAGAGAACTACGAACTAATACTTCAACCATTCCTATTAGAGTTTGTAAAAGTTTCTATGAAGGAGGCATGTGGAATGACTTTGACTATGAATATAAGACTGATTTGTTAATGAAAGATTTTGATAAAATACAGAAAGTATTAAATAGAGGGGGTTTAGTCTGTTACTACATGGCAGAATGGACAGAGCATCTTGAGAAGATGAAAAAGAACTGTCCTAAGATCTTTGAGTTTGCTGTAGAAGAGTCTGGAGCTTTGTTTGATGCTTATCCTCCGAAGGATATAAAATTACGAAAGGATAGATAATGAACTGTTTGCATTGTGGTACAGAACTTATACATGGTGGAGACCATGATGGTGAAGAAGAAGAGGATCATGATATTGTTAGCAATTTAAGTTGTCCTAACTGTGAGACATTTGTTTTAGTTTATCATTCATTTGAGAAAGAAAGCATTTGAAACGAGCACATGGATACCGATCTAACTTTGAATTAGATATAGCTAATCAGTTAGTCAAAAACAAAGTACCTTTTTCCTACGAAAAGATTAACTTTAATTATGTAAGACACAGTACATACACACCAGATTTCTATCTAAAAGATCAGGATTTTTATATAGAAGTAAAGGGATTGTTTACAGCACAGGATAGAGGTAAGCATTTGTTAATAAAAAAACAGCATCCAGATTTAGACTTACGGTTTCTGTTCATGAAAGCTAGTAATAAATTATATAAAGGATCAAAAACTACTTACAGTGGATGGTGTGAGAGATATGATATTAAATGGTGTCAAAGTTTTATACCAAAGGAGTGGATAGAATGAGATCAAAAGATGTAAAGAAAAGATTTGAAAAGTATAAAAAAGATTTACCAAAAAATTCTTTTTGTGTAATTCTACAAGATGATGAAGATGGGTTGACTAATTTTATGTCTTATGATACTACAAATGAACAGATGGTTACAACATCTTATATACTTGTAAGAGGATTTTTAGAATTGTTAGAGACACAGATGGATTATGTTATAAGGAATGGGCAAGCAGCAATATTTAGAGAGTTAGAAATTATAAAACCAGAGGTAAAAGATAAAATGATTAAAAACAGTAATGTTACAGTGGTAGATTTTAAAAATGACAAGTAAAAATTTTAACACACACAATGAGATGATAAAAAATTCTGTACAAGTAACAAAAAAACAGATAGGGGGTAATCATTATAAAGATTTTGAAATTATGCCCATTGAATATATTTCAAAAAATAAGCTTGACTTTCTTGAAGGAAATATTATAAAATATATTTCTCGGCACAGGAATAAGAATGGTGCAGAGGACATCAAGAAGATTATACACTATGCAGAACTAATATTAGAACTAGAATATGGAGAAAAATAAATGGCATCATTATTGGGAGGAAATTACTTACCTACAGAATATCAATCGTTCATACACCTGTCACGTTACTCACGTTGGCTACCAGAAGAGAATAGAAGAGAAAGTTGGAGTGAAACAGTAGATAGATTATTTACATTCTTTCATAGTAGTATAGAAGGTGTAGATGAAAAAACTTGGGAGGATGCACAAGATGCTATTCTTTCTTTAGAAGTCATGCCGAGTATGAGAGCTCTTATGACTGCTGGAAAAGCACTAGAGAAAGAGAATATTGCTGGCTATAACTGTTCGTATATACCGATAGATAACCCCAAAGCTTTTGATGAAGTATTATATGTTCTTATGAATGGTACTGGTGTAGGATTTTCTGTGGAGAGACAGTATGCAGATAAGCTACCAACTGTTCCGGATCAAGAGTTTGAATATACAGATGATATTATTTCTGTTATTGATTCTAAAGAAGGGTGGGCAAGAGCATTCAGAGATGTTGTTTCTTATTTATATACAGCAAGGATACCCAAGATTAATGTATCAAAAGTACGACCTGCCGGTGCTAGACTTAAAACTTTTGGAGGTAGAGCCAGTGGGCCTCAACCGTTGGTAGACTTGTTTGACTTTACAATTAATAAGTTTAAGGATGCAAGAGGGAGAAAGCTGTCCTCTATGGAATGCCATGATATAGTTTGTAAAACAGGAGATGTTGTCGTTGTAGGGGGTGTTAGGAGATCAGCATTAATATCTTTATCTAATCTATCTGACCAACGTATACGAGCAGCCAAAAAAGGAGAGTGGTGGAAGGACAATCCACAAAGGGCTATGGCTAATAACTCTGTAGCTTATACAGAGAAGCCTGATGCAGGAATCTTTATGAAAGAATGGATGTCCCTATACGAAAGTAAATCAGGAGAGAGAGGAATATTTAACAGGGCTTCTGCACAGGCAAAAGCTGCAGAGAATGGTAGGAGAGATGCTTCGTGGGATTTTGGTACTAACCCTTGTAGTGAGATTATACTAAGGCCTAATCAGTTTTGTAATCTTACGGAAGTTGTTGTACGATCTACAGACACTGTTAAAACACTGTCTAAAAAAATACAGATTGCTACCTTTCTCGGCACAATACAAGCTACCTTTACTAACTTTGGATATTTGAGAAAAAGATGGCAGAATAACACTGAAGAAGAACGATTGTTAGGTGTATCTCTTACAGGAATTATGGACAGTCCTATGATGAATGGTAAAGAAGAGGGGTTAGAGAAACGTCTGGAAACCTTACGAGGTGTTGCTGTGGAAGAGAATAAATATTGGGCTAAGAAATTTGGTATAAACCAAAGTACAGCAATCACTTGTGTTAAACCATCGGGTACTGTCAGTCAGCTAGTCGACAGTGCAAGTGGTATTCATGCTAGACACAATCCCTATTACATTAGAACAGTACGAGGAGATAACAAAGATCCTCTTACAGAATTTATGAAGTCAGCTGGCATTCCCAGTGAGCCAGAAATTAGAGGTAATGAAGAATCTAAAGATATAACAGTATTTTCCTTTCCGATGAAAGCTCCGATTGGTTCTGTTTGCAGAAACGATATGTCTGCAATAGAACAGCTTGAGTTATGGAAAATTTATGCAACACATTGGTGTGAGCATAAACCTTCTGTTACTATTTCCGTAAAGGAAAATGAATGGGTGCCTGTTGGTGCATGGTGCTGGGAAAATTTCCAGTATCTAAGTGGTGTTTCCTTTCTTCCCTTCTCCGACCACACGTACATACAGGCTCCCTATCAAGATATAGATGAAAAAGAATATAAAAAACTTGCAAAAAAAATGCCAACCGTAATAGATTGGCAAAAGTTACAAGATTTTGAGAGAGAAGATAATACTAAAGGCTCACAAGAGTTAGCTTGTACGGCTGGAGTGTGTGAACTAGTGGATATTTAATGTATGATGAAGAGGCTAAGTTGTTTAACTTTTCTGTAAAG